TCAATGGTGGTACTGGTGGCAGTCAGGCAACTATCGTGGGCGCTGCCGATGTTTATTTGTCAGATTTTGGCTCGATGTCGGTCATCCCCAACAGGTTTATGCGTACACGCGAAGCTCTGATCCTTGATCCTGAGTACGCTGCAATCGCATATCTGCGTCCTTTCATGACTAACGAGCTTGCAAAAGCTGGTGATGCTGACAAGACTCAGATTTTGGTTGAGTGCACATTGGAAGTTAAAAACGAGGCTGCTCATGGCATAGTGGCCGATCTTAACATGGCACTGTAACGTAATTTAATATATAATCCTCCCTGTAGTTATCTATGGGGAGGATTTATGAAGTGCTGTGTTGATGGTTGTGATGCTGATGTAAGAGTTAAAAATCTAAGCCTTTGCTATAAGCATTATGTAAGGTTTAAGACTCATGGGTCAGTAGGCTTCAAGAAATGTGCAAGAGGTACTTTAGAAGAAAGATTCTGGAATTTTGTTGACAAGAAATCTCAAGATGAATGTTGGCATTGGGGTGGTCAGATTCTTTCAAATGGGTACGGGAGAATATCTTTAGGCTCCAAAAAAGATGGTAACGGATTAGCTCACAGGGTTAGTTGGAAACTGCATAATAAAAAAGATATACCTAATGGTATGTTTGTTATGCATAAATGCGATAATCCTAGTTGTGTGAATCCTAATCATTTATCTATTGGAACTCCTAAAGATAATACTCAGGATATGATTGCAAAAGGGAGAAAGAAAGTTGTTTCACCAAAAGGCGAAGGTAATGGTAAATCCTTACTAGATGCTGAAAAAGTAAGATTAATTAGATCAAGCACACTTAACCATGCAGCACTTGGTAGGCAACTAGGAGTTTCTCCTAACTGTATACGAGGTGTAAGAACTGGTAGAACTTGGTCGCATATTGAGGACTTATGAACTATAGACAACAGGTTGTACATGCGGACGGTGATGGCGGCATTATCATCGAGACTAAACAGGATATTACTGAGATATTAGAAAGTAATAACCAGATCAGAGAGGCAGACAAGGCAAGGCTAGGAAATCTTAAAGAATTGCACCACGTAGCTCGAATACCTTTTACGGTCATTGATGACTTGAATAAGAAGGGAATTATGAGAGGGTTCACTATTCTTGACGATGTAGCGTTTGCTAAGTGGCTAAATGATTCCGATAATGCACACTTCAAAGTCTATAGGGGTAACATCTAATGGGTATAACAGTTGGCGTATGCGTTCCAGCAAGGGATGAGGTTCATACTGGCTTTGCGTTTGACTTTGCAAAGATGGTCGGTAGAGATTCTAAGTTTCGTTGTGGTTCTGGAGAAAATGGGCTGAAGTTATACACAATGGCAGGTACGTTGATATTCGACCAGAGAGAAAAGCTGGTTGAGGCTGCGTTAGCTGATGGTTGTGACTACATTCTGTTTATTGATTCAGATATGCGGTTCCCTAGCGATACGATAGAGATATTGTTAAGCAGGAATGTACCGATATGTGGAGTTAATGCAGTAACTAGACGCAAGCCTACGCTGCCAACAGCATTAAATTTAGAGCTAGATAAAGATGAAAATGGCAAGATTATTAGTCACGCTTGGCATAAAATAGACTCTAAAGGTAAAGAAGGTATCGAGGCTTGTACGGCTGTTGGTGGTGGCGTAGTAATGATACATAAAGATGTATTTGAGGCTACTAAGAAGCCGTGGTATGACGTAGGCTGGGGCACTAAAGGCATTATTGGCGAAGATGTTCATTTCTGCGTCAAGGCTCAAGATAGTGGATTCCAGACGTATGTAGATCACAGTCTGTCTATGCATATTGGTCACATTGGTACGTATGAGTATCGATGGGAAGATGTAGAAGATGGTGCTGTGGAGAGACACAACTCAGGGAAATAGTTATGACGGATTACAGTTCGTTAAAATCTACGATAGCGAGTTACTTAGGTCGTAGTGATCTGACTTCACAGATACCGGACTTTATCCAATTGGCTGAGGAACGGCTCCGTAGAGACCTTAGAACGCGCCAGATGCTCATTGTGGCTCGTGCTGATACCACAAGTGGTACTGAGACTGTCGGCTTGCCTACGGACTTCCTAGAGATGCGTGACGTACATCTACGTACCACTCCTGTAAAGTCAGTATCGTACCTTTCACCTAATTCATTTTTCGCAACAGCTAGAACTACTGAAGCAGGTGCTCCTGTTAATTACACTATTCTGGCTAGTGAGATTCAATTCGCTCCTATACCTGATAGTGCGTACAGTATTCAAATGTTGTACTACGGTAAACCTGCGTATCTATCTGATACCAATATTATTAACGTATTCTTAACTAATTATCCTGATGCGTTGTTATATGCGTCATTGGGCGAAGCTGAACCATATTTGATGAATGATGCGCGACTTCAAACGTGGGCAACCTTGTATGATCGTGCTATCTTAGCAATTTCTACTGCCGACCAAAATGGTGAATTCGGTGGTCAACCTATGTCAATGAGTGTGAGGTAAATCATGGCTGAAATAAGTAACTATCTTGAAAATGCGCTAATTAATGGGACGTTACGTGCTACGAGTTATACCGCACCGACTACTACTTTCTTAGCTTTATATACCAATGATCCTACAGATGCCGATACTGGTACTGAGGTCACAGGTGGATCATACGTGCGTCAGGCTATTACGTTTAGTGCTCCGTCTAACGGTGCGACTTCTAATAGCTCTGCGATTGAGTTTCCTCAATGTACGGCTGATTGGGGAACTATTACCCACGTTGGTATTCGTGATGCGGTAACGTCAGGTAATCTCTTGTATCACTCAGCATTAGATACAAGTAAGACTATTGCTAACGGTGATATCTTTAAGATAACTGCAACGAATCTTTCAGTAACTTTGGCATAGGGGTAAATTATGTCTACTATCGTTACTCGTGCTGGTAAAGGCTCTGCACTTAGTTATGTTGAAGTTGATGCCAACTTTACGAATCTTAATACTGACAAAATACAGTCAGGAAATACAGTAGCATCGTTAGTTATCACTAGTGCGACTATTAGTGGTGGAACAATTACTGGCATTACTGACTTAACTGTCGCTGATGGTGGTACTGGTGTTAGTACACTAACTGGTATTGTTAAAGGCAATGGTACGTCTGCGTTTAGTGCTGCTACGGCTGGCACAGACTATGTAACGCCAACTGGTTCTGAAACACTAACGAATAAAACGCTAACCAATCCTAGTGTAAACAATTACACAGAGGGTGTAGTTGCTATCGGTACTGTCACAACTGCAAGCACATTATCGCTAACTAACGGCACAGTCCAGACAGCTACTCTGACAGCTTCTACGGCTTGTACGTTCACGATGCCTACTGCTACGGCTGGTAAGTCATTCATCCTATTGTTAAAGCAAGCTGCGACTACTGGTAACGGTACTGCTACGTTTACTGGTGTTAAATTTTCTGGTGGTACTGCTCCGACTATTACTGCGACCGCTGGCAAGATGGATATTCTGACATTTACGGCTGACGGTACTAATTGGTACGGAAGTTTTATTCAAAACTTTACACCATAAGGGTTTAATAATGTTTGCTTATTCAAAGATTATGCAAGCGTTGGCTGTTGGCGGTGGTGGCGTAACCGTCATTCAGCGTTTCCTTGCGTCTGGTACGTGGACTGCTCCGACAGGTGTAACGTCTGTTGACTACCTTGTAGTTGCTGGAGGTGCTGGCGGTGCTGGAAACCAAGCAAATTCTGGCGGTAACGGCGGTGGTGGTGCTGGTGGATTTAGAACTGGCACAGCTTTATCTGTAACTGCTGGAACTGACTACACAATTACTGTTGGTGCTGGTGGAACTGGTGGAATTGCTACACGTAGTAATACTGGTGGTACTGGAGGAAATTCTATATTTTCCACAATTACTAGCAATGGCGGTGGTGGTGGGGCTAATGAACTTTCAGGGTCACCTTTTTTTGCAAATGGCGTAGCTGGTGGTTCTGGTGGTGGCGGTTCTCGTACTGGTGGCAATGGTGGTGCTGGAAATACTCCTTCAACTTCTCCAAGTCAAGGTAGTAGTGGTGGCGCGGGAAGTGATTCAAGTCTTTATTTAGGCGGTGGTGGAGGCGGTGGTGCTTCTGCTGTGGGTGCAAATGGTTCTGGTTCAGCCGGAGGAAATGGTGGGTCTGGAACTGCCTCTACTCTTTCAGGAAGTTCCGTAACCTACAGCGGTGGTGGAGGAGGCGGCACACTTTCTGGTGGAACTGTTGGAACTGGTGGTTCTGGTGGCGGTGGAAATGCTGGCACTAGTGGTGGTGGAAATGGTTCTGCTGGAACTACTAATACCGGCGGTGGTGGCGGTGCTGGAAGTATTACAGCCGTAACTGGATATACAGGCGGTTCTGGCGGTTCAGGCATAGTTATTCTTTCTTATTCCGTAGCATCACAAACAGCCTTTACATTTAAATCATCTACTGCATGGGTAGCGCCAACAGGTGTGACAAGCGTTGATTATTTAGTCGTGGCTGGTGGTGCTGGTGGTGGCGGTAACTATGGCGGTGGTGGTGGTGCGGGTGGGTATAGAACTGGCACATCATTAAGCGTAACGGCAGGAACAGAATATACCGTTACTGTTGGTGCTGGTGGTGCTGGTGGTGCTGGTTTGCCATCTGTAGGAAACGGCGTTAATGGCGGCAATTCAGTATTTAGCACTATTACATCTACTGGTGGAGGTGGAGGAGGTCAAGGTGCTATAGGTGGTGCAAGTGGTGGTTCTGGCGGTGGCGGTGGCGGTAATATAGCAAACCCTAGTTTTGGAGCAGGTAATACCCCATCTACAACACCTTCACAGGGAAGCAATGGTGGCAATGGAGGTGGTAACAGCCCATCATCAACTCTTAGTGGTGGTGGCGGTGGCGGCGCAAGTGCTACTGGCTCAAACGCACCATAGTCATCACAAGGTGGCAATGGTGGAAATGGAACGGCTTCAAGCATCTCAGGAAGTTCCGTGACCTACAGCGGCGGCGGTGGCGGCGGTGGTGACGCAGGAGGCGGTGGTTCTGGAGGAACGGGAGGTGGCGGTGCTGGAGGAAGTTCAACAGCTCCGGGAACCGGAACAGCAGGAACAACAAATCTTGGTGGCGGTGGCGGCGCTGGTGGTACAGGTGGTGGAAGTGCTGGTAATCGCGCAGGCGGTGCAGGTGGTTCAGGCATCGTAATTATTAAAATCAACCAATAAATACATGGAAACTAAACTCTACAGAATGTACGGTATCGATGTAGCTATGTCATTGCTGCGTCCTAATGCCAAATGGGAAATATCCAATACGATGTTTACCCGTTGGGATGATCCTAGACCTTGCCCATCATGGGAAGAAGTGCAATGGGTAATGGATAAGATACGTGAGTTTGAGGACAGTATTCCTACGATATGGCTTGATGAAGATTTAAAGAAGATGAAAGCTGATGCTGAAGAATTCGAGAAGGCTGTAGCGTGAATATAAATAACTTATTCCCGACTCCTGTTGCGTTCTTTAAGTTTGGTCGTGATCTGACTGAAGCTGAATTAGAGTTCATCAAAGGTCAAGAGCATTACGCTAACGAAGGTAATACGACTAGCAAGGATCGCAAGATTTTAAAGAGCAAAGAACTTACTGAGATGCGTGAGTTTATTGAAGATTCTATGATGGAATATTTCAAAGCTATTCATGCTCCTAAGTTTGATGTGAGTCTGTATCTAACGCAGAGTTGGGCTAACTATACGGAAGCTGGACAGTATCACCATAAACACGCGCATCCAAATAGCGTAGTGTCTGGTGTGTTCTATCCACAAGCTGACCGTGCAGTAGATAAGATTTACTTTTACAAAGACGGCTACGAGCGTATTAAGGTTCCGGCTGCTGAATACAATCCTTACAACTCT